GAGATCGGACCGCCCGGTAAGGTCAGCCGCGCGGGCGTGGTGTGGTGGTCGATTGACCACGCCAACTATGCGGGCGAGGTGCCCGGCATAAGGGTTAGCCGCGGCATCATCTCCGGCATTCCCGACATTTTCGTGTTGCACGCTGGCCTGGCGCACATGCTGGAGGTGAAGGCCGAGGACGGCGAACTGTCCGATCCGCAGCGTTCGGTGGCGGCGGCGGCGCTCTTGGCCGGGGGTCGTGTCGGCGTGGTGCGCAATGCCTGGGAGGCGCTGGCGTGCCTTGACGCGTGGCGTATTCCGCGCGCCAGGCGCGTGCAGGTCGCCGCATGAGATCGCCCAACCGGACGCCGCCCACACGGCCGGGGGTGCTGCTCACCCTGCGCCCGCACGAGCGCGCTTTCCTGAAGGAGAACCGCAGCCGCGGCGGATATCAGGACTTGGAAAATTGGTTGCTGGAGGCAACGCGCGACGGGCCGGTCTTTCTGGACCCGGTGCGGCTGGAGCGGCTGCTGCGCTGCTGCGATCCCAATCGCTACGGTTCCGGCGGCCCGAACGGACGCCTGCGCAGCGCCTGCATTCCCGCGTTGCGGCGTGTCGGCATCGACCTGCAGCCGGAGTGGCGCGCGCCGTGACCCTGTCCTGCAGCGTCTGCGGCTCTGGTGAGGTCGTTGCGGCCCGGCCGGGGCGGCCGCTCGTTCTCGACCTGTTCCCGGAGGCTGTCGGCGACTCGGAGCGAGTCTGGTGCGCCGCCTGCTGGCCGTGCGCGCCGATCCCGTCAACCCCCAGCCAAGGAGACGCAGCCATGATCCCTGCACCCACGCAAGGGCGTCTCCTGGCCAGCCACGCCGAGGGCCGCGGAGGCACCTGAGGTGGCGGCGCTGGTCCGCCTGCGCCGCCCTGCGCTGACGCCCGGAGAACTGCACCGCGTGGCCTGCTACGTGCTGCTGCCGCCGGCGCTGGTGGTGGCGCGTTGTGACTGCCCGGATGTCGTGATGCTGTCCCGTGGGCGCTGCTGCGGGCTGATCCTGCGCCAGCCGGTCGGCGTGCTCTCGGCGTGGCAGCGGGCGCATCTGCCGACGCTGCGCGCGGCCGGCATGAGCGTGGCGGTGGTGGACAGCGTCGAGGACGCGCTGGCGGCGCTGGCAGGCTTCGGCCTGGCGCTCCGGCCGTGCGACCTCGGGAGCGGTCACCGCGACCTCGGCAGCGGGCACGACGTGCCATGAGTCAGTTCGATCATTGGATGCGGTTCAACGTGGGCGATTACCTGGCCGACACCATGCACCTGACCACCTTCCAGCATGGGATTTATGTCCTATTGATCATGCATTATTTCAAACACGGGGGGCTGCCGAATGATGATGCGGCGCTGCGCCGGATCGCCAAGGTGCCGAACGTGCTGCTCTGGCGCAACGAGTCAGGGCCGGTTCTGGCCATGTTCAAAGCGCATGGCGACGCGCTAAGGCATTCCAGAATAGATGCCGAAAGGGAGCGCGCGCGGGCGATTTCGGAGGTCAAAAGTGCCGCCGGAAGGGTCGGCGCGAGCAGCCGCTGGCATGCTGAAAACCATATGCCTGGGCGCATAAAAAAACATGCGCCCAGGGACTCATACAGCGAGCCATCTAATCCGTTGGAATACAACGATATGTTTGTAGCACCTGCCAAGCACGTCGATGGCATGTGCGATCCCGCGCGCTGGCGCGCGCGCGCGACACCAGAACCAGAGCTAGAAACAAGCGCCCCCGTAGCCCCACAAGTGGGGCGGCGCGCGGACGGAACTAACCCACGTGATTTGGGATCAAACCAACGAGCGGCCGGGTTCAACCCAAGGGCGCTCGGAACCAACCCACGCGCCAATGGAACCAACCAGCGCCAGCCAACCACCCGCATCGTCCTGGACATGATCCGAGAGGAAATCGAGGAGGAGGCCAGCCATGCAGAAACACGCGCACGTCAAGCCAATCCGACAGTGGCTGCAGTCGCTGGCAATCCTAACCACCGTGACGATGAACCGTGACGACGCAGAAACCCGCTTCGCCGCATACGTCGCCATGCTGGCCGATCGCTTCCCAGACGAAGCCTTCACCAGAGCCTCGCTCGAACACGTCGCCGCTAAAGCAACCCGAGGCTTCCCAACCTACGGCGAACTCGTCGAGGCCCTCACCGAATGGTGGAAAGACAACCGACCTCACCCAGTCGCAATCCGCGCCCCGCCTCCAGCGCCACGTGAACCACCCCCAACACTCGACCAAATCGCCCAAATGCGAGCAGCCGCTAGCGCAGCCATCGCCGCATTGCGAGCAGACGCCGAGCCGACGCCAGACACCAGACCCAGTCCGCGCCACCTCTCGCCCGCACAACTAGACGCGCTCAACCCACTCCCCAACGGATACAGCCGCGTCAGCCGCGCCGTCGTGAAACCAGCCCCAACCCAACAAGCCGACGCCCGCAAAGCTCAGGCCGAACGAGACCAGCCCGCCAAGCCAGCCTGCACCCCAGGGTAATGCTCGCACGCCCACAACAGCCGAACCGCAGGCTCCGGCATTTCCCGCTCAGCCATCATCCACCGCCGCATCGTTCGGACGTCAACGCCAAGCAGTAGGGCGGCCTCGATCTGCGACAACCCGAGACGCTTCAGCAGCGCCCGAAGCTCGGCCGGGGTCACCGCTCAGCTTCCTCCGCTGGCCCAGACGCCGCCAGCGTCCGCGCATACGACAGCCACCACTCGCTCTGCCGAAACGCCGCCGTGCCCGCTTCCACCATGCCGCTGTCGGCATAGCTCTGCGCCAAGCCATACAGGCTGCGGCCAATGTCCCGCGCCTTCGCCGGCGTCATCAGCGGAGGCATGCGTGGGTCAGGCGCAAAGGGCGTCTCGCTCATCCCTCAGCCCTCCCGCTCAAGCTGCAGCCGCTTCGCCCGCACCACACCAGCCGCGAGGCACAGCGCCAAGCCAATCTCCGCGTCCGAACACCCGGCCGCGCGCATCCGCTGCAGCATGGCAACCATCGCCTCGGTCCAGTCCGTCATCGCTCAGCCCTCCACCTGACGGACCCGACCGTTCACATCCTCCCAGATTTCGCGCATCGCACGGCCAGCGTGGTAGTGGTCCAGCCACGCACGCGCCTCGGCCAGCGTGGCGAAATCCTCCACGTCCTCATGCTCCTCGCCGTCGTCCTCGCAAAACCAGGCAGCCTGCGCGCGGAAGGTCTTGACCATCCCTCAGCCCTCCCCACGAACCGCAGCCAGGCGAGCCTCGGCATCCGCCAGCAGCGTCGCCCGCATTTGGCTGTCGGGCTTCGCCGCCAGACGAGCGCGGGCCGCCGCCACGTCACGCTCAGCATCCGCGATGTAGGCGGCTGCGTTAGCCACACGAGCCTCGAAAAACGGCTTCCAGACCTTCGCGCGCTGTGCCGGCGTCATGTCGATGTAGCGGGGCATCTCGGGTCTCTCTGTCGGCGTCATTGCCTGATGTCCTTATACCGGGCCATTGGTCCGGGTTGAAGTGGGTAATGCAAGAAATAGTTGGCGCAGGGCCAATTACCTGTGGATAAGTTATTGCAATCAACCACATCAATGGCTTAGCGTGCGCCCGCTCACTGTTCACAGCAAAAGGTTGTGCAGAAGTGCCTGCAAACGGCACCAAAAACCTCATTCCGTTCCAGCCCGGCAAGAGTGGAAATCCTGGCGGAAGGCCCAAAGCGTCCGTAAATCTGCTGGAAGTTACAAGGACTTACACCAAAGAGGCGGTGGAGACACTGGCCAAGATAATGCGCAACCCCAAAGAATCCGGCGCAACCCGTGTCAGCGCCGCCAACAGCCTGCTCGATCGAGCATGGGGAAAGCCGGTGCAAGCAATCGCAGCACAGGACGGCGAATCCTCGATCACGCTGCACCTCATCGCAGCCCAACTGATCAGCAAGCAACTCGAGCCGCAGGATGAACCGCCAACCATCAACGCCGAGCCGGTCAACGGTCACGAGGTGTTCGACCTCAACGCGCCGCCGCCGAGCGAATGAGCGCCACCATCGAAACGATGCCGACCGGCTGGGCCGAAGCTATCGCGGCAAGCGCAAACCCGTTTCACACCGCCATCGCACGCTATCACCGCGCGCCGATCGCGTTCGTGCGCGAGGTGCTGCACGCCGATCCTGACCCGTGGCAGATCGAGGCATTGCGCGCCGTCGCCCGCGGCCATACGCGCGTTGCCATTCGGTCAGGTCACGGCGTCGGCAAGACCGCGCTGGCGGCGTGGGTGATGACGTGGTTTGCCAACACACGCGCGCCGTTCAAAATCGCAGTGACAGCGCCAACAGCACCGCAGTTGTTCGATGCGTTGTGGCCCGAACTCGTCAAGTGGTTCAACCTGCTTCCGCCAGGCTGGCGGCAACTGTGGGACATCACGACGGATCACGTCACGCTGAAGGCCGACGCCGAGTGCTTCATCACCGCACGCACATCGCGCCCTGACAAGCCCGAGGCCATGGCCGGCCTGCACAGCGACAACATCCTGCTGGTCGCCGACGAAGCATCGGGCATCGATGAGGCGGTGTATGAGGCGGCCGGCGGCAGCATGTCCTCGCCCGGAGCGATCACGCTGCTCATCGGCAACCCGACACGATCATCCGGGTTCTTCTGGCGCGCGCACCTGATGGAGCGCGACCGCTGGTTCACCATGCGGGTGTCGTCCGCCGACAGCCCGCGCGTGGCGCCAGGATTTGTTGCGGAGATAGCACAACGCTACGGCATGGACAGCAACGCGTATCGCGTGCGCGTGTTGGGCGAGTTCCCGGTGGCGGATGCGGACACCGTCATTGCCGCCAGCCTCGTTGACGATGCCATGACCCGCGACGTGGCGCTGGACCCGACGGCCGTCGAGATATGGGGCGTGGATGTGGCGCGCTTCGGCAGCGATGCGAGCGTGCTGATCAAGAGGCGCGGCAACGTGGTGCCGGAGATGCCGCGGCGCTGGCGCCAGTTCGACACGATGCAACTCGCCGGGGCGATCAAGGCCGAGTATGACGCCGCACTCAGCGGCCGGCCGGCGCTCATCGTGGTGGACGTGATCGGCATTGGCGCGGGCGTGGTGGACCGGTTGCACGAGCAGAACCTGCCGGTGCTGGGTGTCAACGTGGGCGAGGCGGCCAGCACCACGGGCAGGTTCGCCAGACTGAGGGACGAGTTGTGGATACGCACCCGCGAATGGCTGGACACGCGGGCGGTGCGCCTGCCACGTGACGACCAGTTGCGGGATGATCTGGTGGCGCCGCGCTACGCGTTCCTGAGCGACGGGCGGCTGCAGGTGGAGTCGAAGAACTCCATGCGGGCACGCAGCCTTGCCAGCCCTGACAGTGCCGACGCGCTGATCCACACGTTTGCCGAGCAGGGGTTGGGCATAGCGAGCGGCATGACCAGCGGGTTGCACGACAGCCAGCCGATCCGCATGAACCTGACCAGTGGGGACTACGTATGAGCGGGATGCTGCCACCGGGTCCGCCGCCGCAGGTGCCGATGCCGCCGCCTGGTCCGCCAGGGCTGCCTCCGGGTCCGCCGCAACCGCCGCCTGCGACCGGGCTGCTGGCGCCGGGGCTGATGGGTGGTCCGCCGCCGCTGCCGCCGATCCAAGGGCTGGTGCCGCCGGGCATGCGGCCGATGGGTCTGCAGCTTGGGCAGGAGCAGGTGCAGGCGTTTCTGCTGCCGCCGAAGGACGAGGACCTGCCGGACGATCCGGATCAGGCGCTGCCGAGCGGGCTGCGGCGGTATGCGGCCGGACTACGTCCCGCCGTAAGGCCGACCGGGGCGCCGTGGCAGCAGGAGATAATCTTTGAGCGGCTGGGCAAGACCGATACCGAGTTGGCCGAGACGGCGCGGTATTATTACAAGATCGCGGAGAACTATGACCTCTATCTGAGCCGCGAGCGGATCACGGCGAGCCAGTATTACGCCGGTCGGCCGTTTGGGGACGAGGCCAGCGGACGTTCCCAGATCGTGATGACGGTGGTGCGGGACACGATTCGGCAGACCTTGCCGAGCCTGCTGCGGCTGTTCACGGCGGTTGAGGACCCGGTGAGCTTCGAGCCGATCTCGTCGGAGATCACCGGCGATGACCAGCTTGCGACGATGCTGGCTCGGCAGGCGACGGACTACTGCCGGTGGGCGCTGTTCACGGCCAACCGTGGCTGGCAGGTGCTGCACGACGCGCTGCTGGATGCGCTGACCCGCAAGGCCGGGTGGGTTCGGTGGTATTGGGGCGCGAAGAACGACGTGCGGACTGAGGTGTGCGAGGGTCTGCTGCTGCCGCAGTTGCAGATGCTGCTGGCCGAGCCGGGGATAGAGGCGCAGCGGATTGTGAGAAGGCCGATGCTGCAGACCGAGCAGCAGGCGCTGGCCAAGTCTCCGGACGGGCAGATGTATCTCTCCCAGGGCGGGCAGCCGGAGTATTGGAGCGCCACGATCACGCGCAACAGCCAGCAGGCATGGCCGCGGGTGGAGGCGGTGCCGGCCGAGTGCGTTTGGATCGTTGCGGACTCGGCCACGGTGGAGGAGTCGCGCGGTGTGTTTCATGTGCGCGACGTGACGGCGAGCGAGTTGATTGAGATGGGGCTGCCCGAGGACAAGGTGCTTGCGCACCGGGACATCATGATGATGAACACGCGCCAGCGGCAGCAGATGATCGCGCGCAATCAGGCGCAGGGCTACAATCTCAAGGGTTCGCCGCCGAACGACAAGAGCATGACGATCATCCGCTATACCGAGGGTTGGATTCGGGCCGACACTGATGGCGACAACAAGGCCGAGTTGATCCACGTGCATATGCTCGGCCACGGCCCGGACCTGATCCAGTGGGAGCGGGTGGACGAGATACCGCTGGCGTGTTTCACGCCGTATCGCGAGCCGGGCCGGGTGATCGGCAGTAGCCAGGCCGACATGGTGATGGACCTGCAGCGGATTGAGAGCCGGGTGATGCGCGCCGTGCTCGACAGCTTGGGCCAGACGATGTTTCCGCGCACGGCGGTGGTGATTGGGCAGGCCAACCTGGCGGATGTCAGGCAGACGGCGATTGGCAGCATCATTCGAGTGGCCCAGCAGGGCGCGGTGACGGAACTGGTGAAGCCGTTTGCCGGCAAGGAGGCGCTGCCGGTGCTGGATGTGTTGGAGAGCATCCGGGAGAGCCGCACGGGGATCACCAAGGCGAGTGCCGGGCTGACGGTCGATGAGTTGCAGAGCACGGCGCCGATAGCGGTGAGCCAGCAGACCTCGGCGGCGCAGGACCGGCTGGACATGGTAGCGCGCACATTGGCCGAGACGGGTCTGGCGCCGCTGTATACCGGGTTGCTGAAGATGATGGCGCGGCAGCAGGACCGGCCGAACACGATCCGCATTCGCGGGCAGTGGATTGCGATTGATCCTCGCGCTTTGGCAACGATGTGGGAAACGTCGGTGAATGTCGGGGGCAAGGGGATGCCGGCCGAGCGGCTGGCGATGCTGGCGCAGATTGCCGCCAAGCAGGAGCAGATTATGGCCACGGGCGGGATGAACAATCCCTTAGCGGGCATTCCTGAGTATCGGAACACCTTGGCGCGGATGCTGGAGACGGTGAGCATCGCCGATGTTTCTAGTTATTTCAAGGCGTTGCCGCCAAACTTCCAGCCGCCGCAGCCGCCGCAGCAGCCCTCGACCGACATGCTGCTGGCGCAGGTGCAGCAGGCCAAGACCGCGGCGGATGTGGAGAATGACCGGGCGAAGGAGCAGACCAGCCGGGCCAAACTGGTGATGGACGACGACCGGGAGCGGGACAAGGCGGCGCTGGACGCGTGGAGCAAGACGTGGGTGGCGGCGGCGCAGTTTGGCACGCCGGCGCCGAGCTTTGACGAGTTCAAGGCGGCGATGGCGTCTCGTGCCCCGGCGGTTGGCTTGCTGGCGGACCTGCCGGCGCCGACCTCGCCGCAGCCTCCGGCGGTTGGTCAGCCGCCGCCGCAACCGCCCCAGCGGCCTAACATGCCTCTAGGAAGCCCTACGGCTGGCGCACAGGCCCCTCGGCCGCCTGCGCCGATGCAGATGCCCGCCAGACCTGCACCGCCTCCAGCGGCCTCCACAGACCCGCAGACGGCCATGGCGGTGCGCGGGGCCATGCGCGGCCTGCCGCTGCCGGGGGCGTATGGGCAGTTGGCCCAACGGGCGGCGCTGTCGCCGCTGATGGGACCGGGCGGGCCGCCGATGCCGGGTGGAGCGCCGCCTGGGCCACAGGGAGGCCCGTGATGGCCAAGCGCGGGGCTGGCATGACCACCACACGCGAGCCGGCGCGCGATGTCCGGGCGCAGGTGGCCGCCGTCGCCAGCCCGGCCAGCGCCAAGCAGGCGGCGTTCATCGCCAAGGGCACGCCGGTCCCGGCCACGCCAGGCATGCTGAAGGTGAAGCGGCCCGAGGGAACGCTGGTGACCAAAAGCCCGGCGCACGCGGCGGCGTTCGCGGCCCAGAAGCGGCTGATCCCGGCGGCCATGGCGCCGCTGCTCGGCTACCCCGAGAGCAAGGGCGCGGCGATCGCGGCCTCGGGCGGCAAGCCGCTGGTGGTGCAGGGCCGGACGCCGAAGGGCGCGGTGGCGCACGAGAGCGTGGCCTCGCCGGGCGGGCTGCTGGATGCCGCCCTGGCGGCGAAAGCGGCGGTGCCGGCGGGCAAGGTCAAGGTGATGACGCCGGAGCAGGTGCTGGCCCGGCGCAAGGGAATGCGCTGATGTCCAAGGGGCAGCAATTCGCCAAAAACGTCCTGAAACGGCGTTTTGAGGCGGTTTTAACACGTTTTCGGGCGATTTCGGCGGTTTTGCGGCTGTTTTCGGCGACCCAGATGAAACGCCTTTGGGTGCAGGACGAAATCCTGTGCCGCTGAGCACCGAGCAGATGATCGCTGCCGAGGCCGCCAAGCGGATGCTGCAAGACGAGCATTTCAACCGCATCCTGACGCGCATCACGGCTGACGCGGCGGAAAAGGCGGTGTTTCTCGAGGACGAGGCGGTGCGCGAGGCGAACCGGCAACTGGTGCTGGCGATCAGCCGCATTCGCGGTGAACTGCAGGCCGACGCCGACGCGCCGGACGCGGACAAAGAGGCGACCAAATTGGCGAAAGCGATGGAATGAAGGTCACCATCACCAACCTGAGCGGCGCGCCGGTTGGGCTGATCGAAGGCGCGGCTGCCGCACTCGGCTACGTGGAACGCGGGCATGCTTTCGAGGGTCGCCGCGATAACTTGCATTGCGTGACTTGCACCAACGAGGACGGCACCCGCGGCATCACCCTGTGGGGCGACGCCGAGCATATCGAGGTGACCGTCTGGGGTTTGGAAAGGGAAGAAAACGATGGTCAAGAAGGCATCCGGCTCGCAGAGCACCGGCATCAAGTCCGGCGGCGGGCAGAATAAGCCGGCGGCCGGCGGGAAGGCCGGTGCGGGCGATAGCCGCGGCGGCGCCAGGCTGCCGAACGTGAGCAAAACCTCGCCGCCGCCGAAGCGGTAGCGATGCCGGGCCTGCTCGATCAGGACCAGACGCAGCAACCCACCAGCCTGCTGGGCGTGGCCCCGCCGGATGACGACCGGGCGAGCGCCCTCGGCGACCTGTATCGGCGGGTGACGGCTCCGCGGCCAGTGCCCGACATCGCGTATGCGCTGGATGCGAACGACAAGCCGGTGGCCGGTGGCGATCCGTCGCGCGGCGATGTCGTCAATCCGCTATGGCAGCCGCCGAATCCGACCCTGCGCTACCTCGATCCGAACGCGATGAATTATGGCCCACTGTGGCGCGGCGCGCCGGCGCAACGCTACGCCATACCTGACTGGCTGCCGGCCAGGCCCGGCGGCATGCAGGACAGTGGCCCGCTCGGCAATCCAGCGAAGACCGGACGTATCACCACGCCGAGGAGAACCTGAACCATGTCAGGCCTGCTGGGACCGATCGATCCGACTCAGCCGCAGCAACCGGGAGTGCCTGCCACGCCCGGCCTGCTCGGATCGGCAGCCACGCCGCAGCGGCCAGCGGTGGACCCAACCGGCGGCTGGGACACCGGGCCGGGACCGAGCCAGGATTTGCAGAACGCGCTGATCCAGTTGTTCCAGGCGCAGAACCCAGGATACGGCCAGGCGCAGCAGGCGATCCAGGGCGCGGGCCTCGGGGCCACGTCACAGGGCGGCAAATGGCAGGGACCCATGGGCGCGGGCGTGCCGACCAAGCAGCAGGTGACCGACTATTTCACGCAAGCCGGTGACCAGCACATGCAGGACATGCTGGCAGACAGGAACTCGCCGCAGGGCAACAGCGGCGGCAGGGGATAGGCCATGAGCGAGTCAACATCGGCACCGGCCGCACCGGCACCGGCACCGGCAGCAGCACCCGCCGCGCCGCCGAGCACTGACCGCGGCCAGTTCATCTCCGGGCCGCCCAAGGCCGAGGCGGGAATCAGCGTCAGCGATGCCGCGCGGCTGCTCAGCAAGCAGCGCCGCCAGGCCAGCGGCGAAAGCGAGCCCGCCGCCCAGCCGGGCGAGGTCCGCAAGCCATCCGCCAACGAGATGGCGGCAGCAGCCAAGGCGGCGGCAGAGTCCCCGGCAGAGGCAGCCCCAAAAGCGCCGGCAGCGCCCGCCAAGGACCAGCCCGGCGCGTCACCGCTCGAGCGCGCGCTGGGGGTGCCGGGTGCTGCGCCGGAAGCCGCGGCGGCGCCGGATAGCGGACCCATCGTGGAAATCGACGGCGAACGATACTCGCAGGCGCAGTTGCGCGAAGCGGTGTTGAAGGCCAAGGACTACACCAAGAAAAGCCAGGAAAACTCCGAGCGCAGCCGCCATCTGCAGGCGCAGCAGGAGGCGCTGGCCACCGTGCTGCCCTACATCCAGCCGGAGTTGGCGCGGCTGGCGCAGATCGTCCAGAACGTGCCTGTTCGGCCGGACCAGACGCTCGCCAACACCGACCCGGCCAGATACATCGCCGAGCGCGCGGCCTATGAGG